CATTCCGGGACGACTTTACACCGGAGCCCTGACCTATGACGGCGACATCATTACGGTTTATCCCGGATAAGTGAGAGCACAATGACAGTGAAATATAAAACGGTCATCACCAAAGCCGGTGCAATTAAGCTGGCCGCAGCGACCGTCCCGAACGGGAAGAAAGTGAATTTTACGGCGATGGCCATCGGTGACGGTGGCGGCACGCTGCCGACGCCTGATCCGAATCAGACGAAACTCATCAATGAGGTCTGGCGTCATGCCCTGAATAAAATCAGCCAGGACGATAAAAATAAAAACTACGTGGTAGCGGAGCTGCTCATCCCGCCTGAACGTGGCGGTTTCTGGATGCGCGAAATGGGGCTTTATGATGACGTCGGCACGCTGATTGCGGTCGGCAATATGGCCGAAAGCTATAAGCCTGAACTGGCTGAGGGATCAGGGCGCGCGCAGACATTGCGTGTGGTTATCATGGTAAGCGACATCGAGTCAGTCGAGCTGTCCATCGACACCACGCTGGTAATGGCTACGCAGGACTATGTCGACGATAAGCTCGCGGAGCATGAGCAGTCCCGCCGCCATCCCGACGCCACGCTGAAAGAAAAGGGGTTTACGCAGCTAAGCAGTGCGACCGATAGCACGTCTGAGGCGCTCGCAGCGACGCCGAAAGCGGTTAAGGCGGCGTATGACCTTGCTAAAGGCAAATATACGGCTCAGGACGCCACCACGGCGCAAAAGGGTATCGTTCAGCTCAGCAGCGCAACCGACAGCACGTCTGAGAGCGTCGCAGCGACGCCGAAAGCGGTAAAGACGGCGTATGACCTTGCGAAAGGGAAATACACGGCTCAGGAAGCCAGTACGGCGCAAAAGGGGATTGTCCAGCTCAGTAGTGCGACCGACAGCACCTCAGAGACGCTGGCGGCGACGCCGAAAGCCGTTAAAGCCGCGAATGACAATGCGAACGGTCGCGTGCCGTCCGGGCGAAAGGTCAATGGCCGGGTACTAAGTACCGATATCAATATCACGGCACAGGATATTTTTAACGGTCAGGCGGTGGGGATTGGCAATGCTGTCGACTTAAACGCTTACACCACGCCGGGACTGTACTACCAGCCAGCAAACGCGCAGGCGCAAACGGGCAAAAACTACCCGGAGACGGCTGCAGGTTCACTTGAGATTTATAAGCACGCGGGTATCACGCAGATTTACCGGATTTATAACAGCTCACGCGCGTATATCCGCACGCTGTACAGTGGTACGTGGTCAGCCTGGGTAAAGCAGTATGACGCGGCCAATAAACCAACCGCGGGCGATGTAGGGGCTATTCCTCTTGCTGGCAGTACTGGTGTAACGGGAATTGTGCGAAGTAGCGCAGAGCAGCAAAGCTCTAATGCCAATAGTTTCCGCATTGGATATGGCGGTTATGGGACGTTCTGGCGAAATGATGGCAGTAATCTTTATTTGATGTTGACTAATAAGGATGATCCATGGGGGAACTATAACACCCTGAGGCCTTTCCGGGTAAGTCTGGTTAACGGTGAAGTAATAATCAGTAAACTCAATTTATCTGACTTCGGATATTTTGACGCCCGTTATTATACTAAAACTCAATCTGATGCGGGTTACATGCCAAAAACTGGCGCGTACACCAAGGCTGAAGGCGACGCGCGTTATCAGGCTAAAGGCAGTTACACACCATCAGGAACGGCTTATACGAAAGCGGAAAGTGATGCGCGCTATCAAAAGATTAACTCTGCATCGAAAGCGGCGAATGGCTGGTATAAGGATGCTAATACGGGAATGATTTTTCAGTGGGGAATGGTATCAAGCTCTGTGACAGGCAATGTAAATATTACCTTCCCGACAGCCTTTCCCTCAGCTTGCGTGAATGTGCAGAATACCATTATTCGAAAAGTGAATGACGGGGCTCAGAATAACTGGACGTATGTAACCAGTTTTACAAAAACAGGGGCATCTGTGGGCAGTGATGGTCACGGCGTCTACTGGTTTGCTATGGGATATTGATATGAATAATGCGTATTTTTATAGTGCAAAAACGAATGCCTTTTATGTTTCTTCCCTTATGTCAGATTACGAAGGGGCTGGGACATTACCCGACGATATTAAAGAGATATCAACCAAGTGGTATGAGTATCTTATCAATGGTCAGGCTATAGGGAAGATAATCAGCCCGGATGAATACGGCCAGCCAGTGCTGTCAGAACCCGCACCACCCACGGCGCAGGAGTTAAGGGCAATTGCTGAAGGGAAAAAGTCCCAACTTATGCGGGAGGCTGGTGAATCAATAGCGATTTTACAGGATGCTGCAGATCTCGGCATAAGCACTGAGGCGGAGGATTTATCCCTCCTTGCCCTGAGGAGCTATCGTGTATTGCTGAGCAGGGTTGATGTTGATGATCCGGTCTGGCCTGAGAAACCTTAAAGTTAAGCCCCCATGAGGGGGCTAATTTCATATGACCTGATGACTGATTTTTTTTAATATTAAATTAGCCAGCCTCGTTTTTTGATATCCCTTCTCTTTTTTTCTGAGTGAAGCAAGGAATCTGATGCGCTCATGCTCAACTTTGCTTCTTTCGGCTTCAAGGGTTGATTCCAGTTTATCCTGGTCATAACTGTCTATGACGCCCTCAGGGAGGCACCATATTCTAATATTGCAAAAGTCGCGGAATGACATCCACCGGTCAACTTCATATTTAATGGGGTAGTTAAAATCGAGCAATGCCTTAGCCGTTTCAAGGCTGAGAATGTATGCAGGTGACTGGCTTGCCCTCGCCATTCTGTAGAACGTGACCTTTTCAGTCATGCTCTTTTTAATTAATGGAGTGATAGCCTCAGGCGTATTGAGTAGATAAATTTCACGGCTGCGCGGCTGGAGAGCGTTCTCTACTGTGCTAATAACTTCTTTTGCAGTCTCAGTGATTGTTATGTCATCCTCAAGCACCAGAGCGTAAGGGATGTTATCTGCTACCATTCTGGAATATATATACAGATGGCTCAACGTACACCCAATTACCCCCTTTGTTAGTCTGGCCTGAGGAAGATTCTGAGCCAGAAGGTGTGTTGCTTCGTCCTGCAATTCACGACCGTCAACAGCCTCAATGATTTCATAATCAAATCCATTGGCTCTGCATTGAGCATCAATATTGCTTCTTTTTTTTGTTTCAGATTTAAGATTTATAACGAAGGTTTTCATCGTGCTCCCTTGTAAAACTTCATTCCGTTTCAAAGATTATTAAATTTGCTGAGTGTAATTTGATAACAAGTCAGAAAAAGGAAATGTGTATTAGTAAAGCCACATAAACGGTAGGCATAGTAACTGTAATGCCAATATCGCTCAACCAAAAGCAGCCGTAATGCCCGTTAAAGGGTTGTTGTGTGACCTGCTGACGAACTGACTCAAATAGAGCATAAGCCCCATAAGCAAGAAAATAGACGCTCCACTTCACCACGGAGCTTAACGGATGGGCGACTATCATCACGGCGTCGAGGTCATCGAGATTAACGATGGCACGCGCACCATTTCCACCGTCTCGACGGCCATCATTGGCATGGTCTGCACGGCCAGCGATGCTGACGATTTAACATTCCCGCTTAATGAGCCGGTGCTGATTACCAGCGTGCAGAACGCTATCGGTAAGGCCGGTAAACTTGGCACCCTTTCAAAATCCCTGCAGGCTATTGCCGACCAGTGCAAGCCGGTTGTTGTGGTTGTGCGCGTGGCCGAAGGTATCGACGACCCGGAAGACCCAGAAGCGGCGCAGAAAGAGACCATTTCAAACATCATCGGCACGACCGACGAAAACGGCAAATACACCGGGCTTAAAGCGCTGTTGACCGCGAAAACCGTCACCGGCGTTAAGCCGCGTATTCTCGGCGTGCCGGGGCTGGATTCTCAGGAAGTGGCGACCGCGCTCGCGGCGACTTGCCAGAGCCTGCGCGCGTTTGGCTATATCAGCGCGTGGGGCTGCAAGACCATTTCTGACGCCATCAAATACCGTGAGAATTTCAGCCAGCGCGAGCTGATGGTCATTCATCCTGATTTTCTGGCATGGGACACCACGGCGAACGAGACGGATATCGCATGGGCGACCGCACGCGCGCTCGGCCTGCGTGCCAAAATCGACCAGGACACCGGCTGGCACAAGACGCTGTCTAACGTCGGCGTGAATGGCGTCACCGGCGTCAGCGCTTCGGTGTCGTGGGATTTGCAGGAAAAGGCCACCGACGCGAACCTGTTAAATCAGGCCGGTGTCACCACGCTGATCCGAAACGATGGCTTTAAGTTCTGGGGAAACCGCACCTGCTCGGATGACCCGCTTTTCCTGTTTGAGAACTACACCCGCACGGCGCAGGTGCTGGCCGACACGATGGCTGAGGCGCACGCCTGGGCGATTGATAAACCCGTCACCGCAACGCTTATCCGCGACATCGTCGCCGGTATCAATGCCAAATTCCGCGAGCTGAAAAACAACGGCTATATCGTTGACGGCTCCTGCTGGTACGACCCGGAGTCAAACAGCGTGGAAACCCTCAAAGTGGGGAAACTGTATATCGATTACG